GGCGAGATTAGAGTTACTTCAACTTTTATTTATACATGTGTTTCAACAGATGTTTGGGTGAGAGCTGCAGTGGCAACTTGGTAAAATATAAACAATATGAATAATTGGGGGCATTAAAAAGTGCTCCCAAATTCATTAAACATAAACAAAAAATGTATGCATTAGATAAAATAAAATACTTAGCTTACATGGCATTCACATACTTAAGCATAGACAAAGAAGTCTTCGGAATTCTTTTAGTGCTTATGTGTATGGATTCAGTCGTGGGAGCGGTAAAGTCAGTTAGATTGGGAGAGGAATTCCGATTTAAGATTATGCTTTGGGGGATTACGATGAAAATGATATTCTTAATGATACCTGTAGTACTTGCTTTAATGGGCAAATCTCTGGGGTATGATTTTACAAATGCAGTAAGTGTCACTATGGCAATATTAACTGTTTCAGAAGGATATTCAATTATAAGTAATATTCACATGGCACACACAAGAGAGAGAGTTAGAAAGATGGACATTATATCTACTTTGCTAATCACAATAAGAGACACTATGAAAAGATTCGCAAAGAGTCTACTTCATAGGGTTGAGAACTAAAAATAAAATTATGACAGAACATAAATTAAGTAGAAATTCTAAAAAGAACATAAAGGGCATTAACAAAGACCTTGAAAAACTAGTAGTAAGGGTACTTAAAAAATCTGTACATGATTTTGGAATACCTAAGAGCGGAGGAATCAGGACAGCACAAGAGCAAAACAACTTATACCATCAAAGACCAAAAGTAAGCTGGTTGGATGGTTTTAAAAAAAAGAGTTATCACCAAAGCGGAAACGCTGTAGATATTTTTGTGTACGATGAGCATGGAGCTTGTTGGGACTGTAGAAGCAAATACAAGGACATTTCCAGCATGATGAAGGAGGAGTTTGACATTATGAAGGGTGAAGGACTATTCGAAGCTTACACGGCTTTAGAATGGGGAGGAGATTGGATAAGAACTAAAGACCTTCCACATTTTCAAATAGTTTAATATATAAAGTAAATTTAAGAGAACGATTTCATAAAATTGAAGTCGTTCTTTTTTTACTTTATGAAGATATAATACTTAAATCTATTACTACATACTAATTACTTAAATCTTTTTTTTTTAAATCTTGTTTTTTATCTATATGGGTCACTGTAGAAAAAAAGCTTCAGTACCTGCCATAACATAGTACTGGTGAGGTCAATAAAAATACTAAAAAATTTCGATTTTATTTGGTAGTTCAAAAAAAAGGTGTATCTTTGTACAGAACAATTAAAAACAAACAAATATTATGAATTACGATAACAAGGTATTACAAGTAGTGGATGCAAAGAACAAATCGAATAACGAAGGATTTGAATTAGATTTTGATTATGAGACTCCAGATTCTCATGCACATGTAACTATTTACAAAGATGGCAAAAATAGAGCTCACAAGGTTTATATAGGTAAGTCAATTGAAGTAGAACAAATTAAGAAGGACTTTCCAATGTTCTTTTAAAAATTAAATTATGGAATGTAAAGAATGTAAACAAGATAAGGAAATTGCAAACAAGCATTGGAGACTTTGCTTGGAATGCAACAGGAAGCGATTAGATGAACTTAAATTAGCTACAGCATACAAGTACCCTAAAGAAGATAGAAAGTCGCTTAGAGTTGATGTAAAGCGTATTAAGCGAACTGTAAAGGGTGACAAAGGTCATAAGATAATGCATAGAGGAGATAAAGGGTCAAAGAGTTTAGGTAATAGGATGTTGGATGAAGCATTCTATAAAAAATGTTTTGAACTTTCTAATCACAAGTGCGAGGAATGTGGAGAACAACTTCCAACGGAGTTTCTGGACCAAGATGGAAGGGTTGCATCTAGATTTAGATATTCTCATATAGTGGCAAAGTCAATTGCACCAGAATTAAGACATTCTACAATTAACATAAATCACTTATGCTTAGAGTGTCATACTAAATGGGATTTTGGCAATAAGAAAGCTATGAAGATATATGAAGCAAATTCAAAGAAGCTTCCTGCATATTTTACGTAGTTATAAAAAATTTCGAAAATGCTTAAGTTCAACAACTTATACTAGAGTGACCCATTATGAATAACCAGTACTTTGAAAAACAACAAAACTAAAAATAAATTATATGACAAGTCCATTTAAAACAATTCTAGTCTATGACCTCGAAACAGGGGGACTATCTAGTAAACATAATCAAATTACAGAGATTGCAATCGTTGCAATTGATTTGGAGACATTAACCATTGTTGATGAATTCAGCACACTAATAAAGCCTTCATTGGATGTGTCCTCTAGAGAAGAGGATTCACTAAAGGAAGCAAAAACTTTATTTAGCCTTTTAAAAGTTAAGGACACAGAGACAGGAGTCAATGAATTGACTTTTGATGGACAACGTATAACTTTGAAAAATTTAGAGCCATTGGTAGAAGGCATTGAAGACTTTTACAATTTTCTAGACAATAAGGGAGAAACGGTCACACATAAAGTGTCACATGAAGAGTATCTTGAATTAGAAAAAAGAGAAGACATTGGAGCAATTTCTAAATTGTACTTTGATAAATGTTACAATCCACAAGCTTTGGAGATAACACATATCTCAAGAGAACTAATGACCAATGAAGGCGTTGAATTTGAAGTTGCATTTGAAATGATTCAAACCATGATACAAAAACATACGATAGGAAACAGCAAGCCAATTTTGGCAGGTCACAACATTAAGAAGTTTGATAATCCATTTTTAGAGAAAATGTTCAATAAGAATGGTGCAGACATTTACAAGGTCACTAATCAAGTTCAAATGATTGATACATTGGAATGGGCGAGATTGAGATGGTTTGAATTGTCAAGTTTCTCTTTGGGAGTTTGTGCAAATGAAGTTGGATTGACTTTGAAGGATGCTCACAGAGCATTGCCAGACACTTTAATCAATGCAGAATTTTTAATTAAAATGCTGAAGGGTTTAAGAGGTGAGGGGCAACAGTCATCAAAATACAAAAGAAGGAAGTTTAATCTTAATTTTTAAAACTAACAATATGCACAAGGATAAAATAATAAAATGCACAAGAATTTCAACTTCAGAGGTTGAGTATTACGCTAAAGATGGTCATGGACTCACTCCAAACATCATGTCTGCAGAAAGGATGACTGAGAAGGCGGCAAAGGTAATTGATAGAGATTACGGACTCTCTAACTTATACAGTATAGAGATAGCTTCTGCACCTGAATATGCAGAAGTTGAAAAGCCTAAAAAGGAAGATAAGTTTGGAGGAATCTTGGATTCCTTGAAAGACTTGTTAGATTATAAGAATGAGAAATATGGAAATGTAGCTTTGAATCCATTAAATATATTTTCAGAATTTGGAGGTATTGGTCAAAGATTGGATGACAAATTAGCTAGGATAAAAAATTGTGATGAGCTTCGAAAGAATGATATTTGTGATTTAATGGGATATTTAGTATTGCTTTGCAAAGAGCATGGATTTGAAGATTTTTCAGAATTCAAAGATTAATTATAAATAAGTGTATGAGAGCAGAATGTGAAAAACAAGCGTAAGACTCTCCACTTATTTTGACGTTTGGCAGATTGGCAATTGCATAGACTGTACACCTAGAAGGGGTTCGATTCCTCACACGTCAGCTAAAAATAAAAACAAAAATTATGAGCAATAAAGAAAAATTTGATTGGAAAGCGTTACTGTACATAATAGCAGCACTTGGAGTGTTTGCATTAGCAGTTTATCTTAACTAAATGTTAAAGAAGTGCTTTTTAAGCGTTTTAAGGCACTTAAATAACTTTCACGCATAATCATAAGGGCATAGTCGAGAAGAGGAAGCCATCGACTTTTTGCCCTTTTTTAGTTAAAATTATGTTAAAAAATTTGTAGGATATAAAAAGTATTTGTATCTTTGGCAAAACGAAAAGCCTTTTTTGCCCCAAATCGAAAAAGGAATTCAAGGTCGCTATTGGAAAAGCAAGACATAAAAAATTGTTTGAACATTATGAATGTTCTAATAGGTTCGAATCCTATTCTTGAAACTAAAAAACAATAAAGATGGAAGATAAATTTTGGTTTGTATTCTGCGGAATATTAATTGGTTTAATATCAGAAGGGATTGCAATATCTATTTGGTATTATAAAAAAAAGAAAAAACAAAAAATAAAATAAAATATGTCTCAACAAAATAAATTAGAAAAATATTGTAAATCTAGATTGATAGATTTCAATATTGATGATGGAATTTTAG